TAATTCCTGGTCAACTCAATGGAATCGTAATAATCAAAGATTGTTAACTTGGGATGAGTGTATTAATGGTTATAATAATCTTAAAGGATTAGATCTATCAACTTCAAGTGGTTTTCCTTTTAATATGACTTCTACTAATAAGAAAAGATGGTTTATTTTTGAAAATGGAAAGTATACAATGAATGAAGAACTTATGAATGTTATACTTGAATATGAAGCTAAACTTGAAAAAGGCATTATTCCTCCTGTTTATTTTATTGATACTCTTAAAGATGAGTTACGTCCTATAGAAAAAGTTGATGATTTTAAAACTCGAATGTTTCAAGTTGGTAATATGGCTTGGACTATTATTTTTCGAAAATATTATGGATGGTATATGGGACATTGTCAATCATCTTATGAGTTTGGTGAAATGATGAGTGGAATTAATCCTAATAGTTATGATTGGGATTTAATTGCTCGAAAAATGAATGCAAAATCTCATTTTCATGATAATGGTGATTATGGTGATTATGATTCTACACTTGGTCATCAAGCATGCACTGGTCTTTCAGAAAGTGCCAATTGTTTTTATGGTCAAGGTGAAGATGAGAATCTTGCTCGATCTAATCTTATACGACATGCTTTAATACTTGGTTCTATCAATACTTTTCATATAGTTGAAGATTTTATTATTATGAGACGTCAAGGTAATCCATCCGGTTTCTTTCTAACAACTATTATTAATAATTACTGTAATATGTATTATAATCGATATGCATTTGTTAATCTTACTGGTTTAAGTATAACTGAATATTCTAAGAAAATTTATTCTATTTTCTTTGGTGATGATAAAGATGCTACTGTACATGAGAGTATTAAAGACAAATTTAATATGCTTACTTATCAAAAAATAATACAAGAACTTGGTCTTAAATATACTAGTGCATCGAAAAAGGAAATAGTGGAAACTTTATTACCTATTGAAGAAATAACTTTTTTAAAACGTCACTTTGTATATGATGATGCTATGAAAATATGGAAGTCACAATTGGATCATAATGTTATTATGGAAATTCCTCGATGG